TACAAAGACTTGTTCCCAAACACTAAGCTGGATCCAACCAACGAGAACGTGGAAGGATGGTCGACTACGAAAGGCGGCGGGTATATTCCAGCAGGTGTCGGTGGAGGTATCACCGGTAAAGGCGCGCATATATTTATCGTCGACGACCCGATCAAAGACGCCGAGGAAGCAGATTCGGAGACGATCCGACAAAACATATGGGACTGGTGGGGCTCGACAGCTTATACAAGGCTGGCCCCTAATGCGGGGGTCTTGGTCATACAAACGCGGTGGCATGACGATGATCTAGCAGGTCGTATGATCATGCAGATGCGCGAGGAGATGCGCGAGGCGGGTGAGATTAAGGATATGAACCGCGAGTCCGGCATGGACGAGGCGGAAGTTACCGAGCGCTACGAGCAGATGCTCAGAGAGATCGACCAGTGGGAGATAATTGACTATCCAGCGATATCGACACACGACGAGTATCTCAACAGAGACGGCACGGTAACGACTAAACCGCTCGACGACAACTCTAAGTTCCTGCGTTTTGCTGACGAGGCGCTACATCCACAGCGCTTCGACCGAACACGTCTGATGAAAGTTAAACGGACGCTGCAGCCCCGACATTGGAGCGCGCTCTACCAGCAGAACCCCGTGCCTGACGAGGGTATGTTCTTTACTAAGAGTATGCTCAAATTCGACACGAGGCCGGAGATATCTAAATTTCCGATATGTATGGCGTGGGATTTAGCGGTCGGTCAGAAGCAGCAGAATGACTTCACGGTCGGAGTAGTGGGCGCTTTAGACTACTATGATAGGCTCGTTGTGCTTGAGGTGGTTCGGGCGAAGATGAACATACACCAGAGTGCCGAGGCTATACTCGGGTTGTATGATAAATATAATCGGATGATCGTCGGCAACCCCGTTATTGGTATCGAGCACGGGCAGCTGAGCCTGTCCATGGGCCCACACTTGAACAAGGTGATGGACGAGCAGCGCCTGTTCCCTAGTTTCGACGATACGCTGAAGCCGGTAACAGATAAGATAATGCGTGCCGGCCCCTTGCAGGGTCGTATGCAGCAGGGTAAAGTCCTGTTCGCTAAGGGTGAGAACTGGAACGAAGACGTACAGCACGAGTTGCTGCGCTTCCCCGGTGGCGTACATGATGATATAGTCGACGCATTAGCGTGGCTAGCGCGGATGTTCCTGAATGTGTCAGCGCCTAAACGCGCCGAGCGCAACGTTACTAAAACAGAGTCATGGCGCAAGAAACTAATATTACCCAACCACATTGATCCTATGGGAGCCTAATAATGTCCGAAGACGTCGAACTAGCCAGAGAGAACTGGTCGCACTATGTATATGCGCGTGACCACGGCCATCTGGACTACGTACACAAAGCGACGCTCTGTGAGAACTATTTCTACGGTGAACAATGGGAAGCTAAGGTAAAGGCCAAGCTCGAAGCCCAAGGTAAACCGGTATTGACGATTAATAAGGTCTTCAGCTCCCTGCTGACGATCATGGGCGAACAGCTGAGTAACCGGGCTGGTGTCCGCTTCCTGCCTAATGATGACCTGTCAGATCCTAAGACGGCAGAGACTATCGACAAGCTCTACATGCACATCCTTAACTCTAATGCGATGGACCAGCTCGAAGCTACTCTGTTCGACGACGGGTCTATTACGAGCCGGGGGTTTATTGACTGCCGTATGAGCTTCGACAATAACCTGCGTGGTGAGGTCGACCTGTCGAGTCTTAATGGTAAGAATGTGATCGTTGACCCTGATGCTGATCAGTATGATCCGGATACATGGAACGAGGTGTTTATCACTAAGTGGATGACACCCAACGACATAGCGAATAAATATAACAAAGCCGATGCTAAGGACTTAGAGATTAAGACCCGCTCTGATTTTGAGTACGGCATCGACTCTATTGATACGCTGCGCAACTCGTTCAGCGGCAGACACCACAGACGCCCGGGCGTAACCTCCGGGTACGCAGACCACAAGCTGCGTCGCTATATCCGAGTGATCGAGCGCCAGTATAAGAAGATGGTGCGTAAAGAGCACTTCGTAGATATGATAACCGGCGACATGCGCGTCGTCCCCGACTCGTGGGACCGCAACCGCATCGCAGCAGTAGCTCAGAAATACGGCCTCGGTGTGTTCCCTAAAGAGGTGCCTATTATCCACTGGTGCGTCACCGCTGATGACAAGGTGCTGCACAACGAGGTCAGCCCGTACAAACACTTTACCCCTGTGCCGTTTTTCCCTGTGTTCCACAAGGGCTACACTATCGGTATGGTCGAGAACCTGATCAGCCCCCAGCAGTACCTCAACAAGACTACCAGCCAAGAGCTGCACGTGGTGAACACCACGGCGAACTCCGGGTGGCAGATGGAGGAGGACCAGCTGGTGAATATGGACGGCAACGAGCTGGAGCAGCGCGGTGCTGAGACCGGCCTCGTACTTGTTCGTAAGAAAGGCAGTGCGCCGTTAGAAAAGATCAGCCCTAATCAGGTGCCCACAGGGCTAGACCGCATCGCCTATAAGGCCGATGAGTTCGTTAAAGAGTTAAGTGGTGTCTCCGACTCCGCACGCGGCTTCGACCGTGCAGACGTAGCAGCGAAAGCTATACAGGCTAAGCAGGCAGTCGGTGGTATCACTAACGCCAAGATGTTCAGCAACCTCGCGTATACGCGTAAGCTGCTTGCTAGAAACATCTTGGATCTAGTTCAGGAGTTCTACACTGAGGAGCGCGTGGTACGCATAACCGGCCCCAGTGAGACCTCTCGTAAGACCGAGGAGATAACTGTTAATCAGACCCAAGACGACGGGACTGTGCTCAACGACCTGACCATCGGTAAATACGACATCACTATAATTGACACCCCCGCACGCGATAGCCAAGAGGACGCCCAGTTTGACGAGGCGACTGCTATGCGTGAGATGGGCATACCCATACCTGACCATGTCATCGTCGAGAGCTCACACTTACATAATAAGAAAGAGATCGCTGCTGAGATTAAAGAACAGCAGGGCGGCGGCGATGCGACTGAGACTGAGCAGCGTATGGCTGAGCTCGAGCTTCAGCTTAAAGAGCTGGAGGCTGCTGAGGCGCAGGTGAGCATCAAACAGAAAGCGGCTGATGCTAAGTACACTGAGGCGCGTGCGCTTAAGACTGTTAATGAGTCTAAGCAGAGCGGCGGACAGGAGGAGGCGCAGAAGATGCAGTTCGACGCAGCTATGCAGGCGCGTGAGCTGGACATGGAGCGTGAGAAGATCCAAGGTGAGCTCCAGCTACAGCGTGAGAAGATGCAGGGCGAGCTAGCGCTCAAACGTGAGATCGCTCGTGCTGATAGCCTCATAAAACGCGCAGCGGCTGTCGAAGATGCTAAGATTAAGAAAGATAGTGCGAAGGCTGCAGCGACATTAAAATCAGCAGCGGCGAAAGAAAGTTCGACATCTGTTAAGAAAGATGATAAATAGTAGTTATACAAACGCGGAGAAATTGTGATGGGTTCATTTTTTGGGGGCTTGCTCGGAGATACTAAGAAAAAGATGGCGGCGCACAACGCGCGCATCGCAGCTGCTGGCCGAGGAGAAACCGCGCCGCGCAAAGCATCCAGCAAAGGCAAAGTAGTAAAGAAAAAGAAGAGAACAGTTAGGAACCAGCGTAGCTTACGCAACGCGACTAAATATTAATATAGAGGGTGGAGAGTAAAAATGTCAGATCCAATTAAACAAGAAGACGGCACGTTTAAAAACGAAGCGGGCGCAGTTACTAATGAGACCGGCGCGCTTATCGACGACGACGGCGCACTGATCAACGAGGAGGGCTTCCTCATCAACGCAGCAGGCCAGCTACTCAACGAAGAAGGCAAAGCCGTTAACGCTGAAGGCCTACTGGTCGACGACGACAACAAAGTGATCGACCCAGATAATGGCGACGACGCGATGATGATACCCAAACGTCGGTATGACTCAGCAGCTAACAGAGCGAAAACAGCAGAAGCTGCTCTGGACAAAGCTACTAAGGAGCTCGAGCGTGTAAACGCCAGCACTGACACTACAGGAGGTGATCCTAAAACTACCGCGGACTTCGAGGCTAAGATCGATGAGCTGGATATTAAGATCGAAGAAGCTCGTAAGGACGGTGACGTAGACACAGTTGTGAAACTGTCTAAAGAACAGCGCACATTCGAGCGCAGTATGTACAACAACATCGCAACAGAAGCAGCGACCGGCGCGGGCACTAAAGCTCAGCAGAACATTGCGTTTGACGCACTGGTGGACAAGCTGGAGACAGACTACCCGGCCTTCGACCAAGATTCTAAAGACTTCGACCAAGACCTCGTTAACGAGGTGCTCGACATGCACGACGCGTTTGTCTCTAAAGGCGACGCACCTGCAGTAGCTATGGCTAAAGCAGTCGGGTATATTATGCCAGAGGCGAAGTCTGCACAGTTACGTAACACTGATACAGCTAAGAACCTGAAAGCAGCTAAAGCGCAGGCTCCAGCGATGGGCGGCACCGGTGCGAATTCCGACACCGGCGGCGACACAGGTGATACGGGCGACGTGGGTAAGATGTCAGACAAAGAGTTTGACGCTATACCAGAAGATACTAAGAAACGCTTGCGTGGTGACTTGAACACGCCGGCGTAAAGAATAACGTGCGAGGGCTTCCGAGAGCCTGAGTGCGACCAAACGCTTACCTGTGACGACAACAGGTCGGAAATCGTAACTCCGTAACGGTTCGTTTTCGAGGTCAGCACGATACGCTGTGAACAGCTTGCGACACTGTATGTCGCTAAACGTACTTTATATTTTCGTCAACTTGAATAGGAGATGACTCATGTCATTAACCAACTTTGCCAAGTTAACCAACGAAGAGCTTACTATCTGGTCGAAAGACGTATGGAAAGAAGCTCGGAACTGGATGTTCTTGGAAAAATTTACCGGTAGTGGTCCGGGCGCCATGGTGCAAGAAATCACAGAGTTGACCAAGAGTGAAAAGGGCGCACGCGCTGTTTTGACCTTGGTCTCGGATCTGGAAGGTGATGGTACCGCAGGGGACCGTACACTTGAAGGTAATGAAGAAGCAATGAAAAGCTTTGACCAAGTTATCCAGTTGGATCAACTTCGTCATGCTAACCGTCATGAAGGCCGTATGGCTGATCAGAAGTCTGTTGTTACATTCCGCGAAAACTCGCTGGACGTACTGGCA